CCTACTCCGAGCTGAAGAAGCGTCTGGACGGGGCAAACAGCCGGGACATCAAGATCCGCGCCTACGGCTGGGCGGAAGCGACCATCGGCAATCAGTTTCCGAGGTTCAGTGAGCAGCATGTGGTCAAGGAAGTGCCCGAGGGCGGGATGAACTTCATGGTGGCCGACCCGGCGGGCGCACGCAACTGGTTCATGCTCTGGGGGCGTGCGGTTGACGGCAAGCTTTACATCTATCGCGAATGGCCGGAAGCACGCACGCACGGTGAGTGGGCATTGCCCGGCGGCAAGCACGATGGTGTTCCTGGCCCCGCACAGCGTGCCGGTGCCGGTCGATCAATTCGCGAATACAAGGAACTGATTGAGCAGATCGAGGATGGCGAGCCGATCATGGCCCGGCTTATCGATCCCCGCGCGGCTGAGAACAAGAGCGGCGATGGTGTTACGCCGTTGGACAAGCTGCACACGGCTGGCGAGGGTGAGCGGGCAATGCCGTTTTTCAAGGCGAGCGGCAACGCGATTGAGCAGGGTGTTTCGTTAATCAACGACATGCTGGCAAACAATCAGCTGCTGGTGCATGAGGATTGCGAGAGCCTGATCTACTCACTGCGCGAATGGACGGGCGCGGACAAGGACAAGGGCGCGACCAAAGATCCCATCGATTGCCTGCGGTATCTGGTGCAGGAAGACGTTTTACTGATCAACAAGGCGGGCATGAACAAGTTCGCAAAGAAAGGATGCTACTGATGACGCTTGAATATCCACGACTGATGACGCGGTCCCAGGTGCTGGAAGCCACGGGAATAAGCCGCGCGGATCTGGAGAGCTTGGTTGATGAAGGCAAGCTCGACCCTGTGCGAATTACTAAGCAACGGAAATACCGCCGGATGGAAATTGAACAACTGATGGAAAGACTGAAACTATGGAAGACTACGGGTTAGACATTTCGGAACTCTCTCGCGAATTCGTTCGCATTGAGAATTATCAATACGGGCGACAACAGGACAGCGACGAGGTCCGGTTCAACCACTGGCGTGGCCAGCACCCGGATGGGCGCAAGCACGATCAGGACGACGGCACGGAGGCTTGGCCCTGGGATGGTGCCAGCGACACGCGCGTGCGGTTGGCCGACAGCATCTGCAACGAGCTGGGCGACATTCTTCGCAACTCGTTTTTCCGGGGCAACCTGAGAGCCGAGCCGATTGAGAGCAGCGACATGGCGTCAGCCGGTCAGGTGACCAGCCTGATGAACTACCTGCGGGAGGGCTCGATGCGCGACAACCTGCGAAATGAGGTATCCATGCTGGCCAACTACGTCACCCAGTATGGTGTGGGGTGTGTCCAGGTGTATTGGGATCGTCATGTTGGCCGCAAATACCAGCCGATCACAATGGACGAGATTCGCCAAATGGTGGCGCAAGTTCAACCCGGATCAGCTGAAGCCAATCTGGTTGAGATGATCATGGATGAGGAGCGCGAGAAAATGGCTGCTCAACTGATCTCGGACAACATCGCCGTCAGCGAAAAGAAGGCGTTGGCTGTTGTGCGCGATCTTCGCAAGACCGGGCAGGCTGAAGTGCCGGTCGAGGTCATCACCAAGAACTGTCCCGGTGTGGTTGCCCTCAAGGCGTGGGAGGACGTGTTTTTCCCGCCGGAAACGCTGGACCTGCAAGATGCGGCTGTCGTTTACCGGCGCGAATGGATGACCGAGGACCAGCTCAAGGCCAAGATCCACACGGACGGGTGGGACGAGAGCTGGGTCGATGAGGTTCTCAACGCTCCCAGCCGTGACAATTACAATCAGGACAACGCCGTCAGCCTCGCGCGGTTTGATTACAACTCCGTCTACAGTCGGCTGTATGAGGTTGTCTACGCATACCGGCGCGTCGTGGACGACGAAGGCGTGCCCTGTGTGCATATGGTGGTGTTCAACCCCCGGATCGGCACAGACAACGACCGCCCGCACGGGTTGACGGAGAAGCAGACGTGGTTGAATGGCCATTATCCTTTTGTCTCGTTCCGGCGCGAGCACCTGAGCAGGCGTTTGGTTGACAGCCGGGGCGTGCCCGAGATCGTGCGGACGTGGGAGAATGAGATCAAGGCACAGCGCGACATGCTGACCGACCGGTCGTCGCTGACCGTGCTACCGCCGTTCACCTACTCTGCCCGCATTCAGGAGCAGATGCGGTTGGAGCCGGGCGCAGGCATCCCGACCATGCGTGCCGACGAGATTCGGTTTCTTGATCCACCGCGAAGCAACCCTGGAGAGGCGATCAATGTTATCGCCATGGTCCGCGAACACTGTGACGAGTATTTCGGTCGCATGGGCGGCAAGGTCAACGAAGTGACGGCATCGATCAGGCGTCAGGCGTTGATCGACAGTTGGGTCATGGGCTGGAGCGAGGTGTTCAACGTTGTGTTTATGGCCTGTCAGTCGTTCTACACCGACGCCGAGCTTGAGCGCATCACCGGATTGCGGTCGATGTTGCCCGGCAACGTGCAGGACATGGCCGGTGCATACGACATCTCGATCAGCTTTGACGCTCGCGAGATGGATCAGAACTACCAGCTGGAGAAATTGCAGGCCATCAGCCAGTTGGTGTTGCCCGAGGACACGGCTGGCGTTGTAGACCGCGCGGCGTTGACCAAGCTGAAGTTGTCCTACCTCGATCCGTCATTGGCCAAGCAGGTTGTCACGGACAAGACCGGAGCAAGCCAGAAGGTCTTTGATGAGGTCAACAACGCCATCGCCCTGGCTTATCTGGGCAATGCCCCGCAACTCAAGGAGGCCGACCCGACATCGGGCATGAAGCTGCAATTCATGCAGCAGATCATGCAATCGAACCCCACGTATCAGAACGCATTGCAGGCTGATGAGCGGTTCCGGGTGTTGATGGAGCAATTCACCCAGCATCTGCAATTCAACATGCAACAACAACAAAACGCCCAAATCGGACGACTGGGTGTGCAGCAAGAACAATGAGCAAAGAAATAAAATACCCTGAAATCCACTCCACCGCCGCCGATCATCCATTGATCGTGGAGGTGGTCACCCTGACTCAGCAATGCCGTGACAACTCCGTCGCCTCCTCGATGACACCCAAAATGGAGGACAGCGAACGCGCATACGCGTGCGGTTACGCGGCTGGGCTGTCAGATCTGCTGACAAACATCGCCCAAATCCGAAACCAAAAAGGCAAATCAGGAGAATGAGGCCCAGGAGGCATTGGCAACCCGCGCGTAGCCTATAGCCTCCGACTAGCGGTAACCCCGTGGACTAATCCCCAGCGCAGGGATAATTGCGTGGACACGTTATGAGTGAAGAGACCGGCGGCACGGAACCCGCCCCAACAACCGGGCTGGCATCTTTGGAGACCATAATTGGTAGCCAGATCGATGCGGCATTGAATGAAGGTCGCGAATCTGAAGCCGAGGTGGCTGAAGAATCGGTAGAGCCCGAAGAAACTGAAACTGTCGAATACGAGCAGGCAGTTGAAGAGGATGCGGGCGAAGATGTTCTTTCTCAGACTGAAGAAGAAGCGGAAGATACCGCCCCGGAAACCGATGAAGGCGAGCAGCCTGAATGGTTTCAGAAGCGGATCGACAAGCTTACTCGGAAGCGTCGTGAAGCTGAAGAGGCTTTAGAGGAACGCGATGATCGCATTGCTGAACTCGAAAAGCAACTTCAGGAACAACCGACTGCGCCCAAGGGTGAAAATGAGTTCGCAAACGTGCTGAGTGACAAGGAATTGTCCGAAGCCGAGCAGCTCACGGACGCCCGCCGCGAATACGCAATGGCGTTGGAGGATGCCCTTGATGACGACGACGAGAAGCTGGTTGGGGAACTCCTCAAAAAGGAGGGATACGACTACGACGACATGAGCGAGCGCGAAGTGCGGAACATCGTGAAGATGCTCCAGCGGAACGTTAGCAATGCGAGCAGGAAATGGCTTCCGGCTGCGCGTCAGCGCATTGGGTATGCCAAGCAGGCAGACAAGGTAGCGGTAGAACGTTACCCTTGGCTCAAAAACGAAGACAGCAAAGAAAATCAATTGCTGGACGAGGTTTTGGTCAATGCCCCTTGGTTCAAGATGCTGCCTGACTACAAACTGCAAGCTGCGAGGTATGTTCGCGGTTACATGGCCGAACTTGCATCAATGCAAAAAAAGCCAGCCGCCAAGGTGCCAAGTCAGCCCAGTAAGCCGGTTGCAAAACCTGCGCCTGTCGATAAGAAGTCCGCATCGATTCAGTCTGCCAGAGAGAGGGTCTTAACCAAGCGCGATCAGAAGAGCCTGCAAGGGCTCATTGGATCAATGCTCGGTTAAGACTGAACAATGGCAAACCCTCTCTACATACACGACGTAGTTTCGCAAAATGGTTCACAGCGTGATCTCCTTGACGCGATCACCCTTGTTGACGCCAAAGAAACCCCTTTCATGGCCCTGGCCCCGAAAGGCACCGCACCGACCAATGTCAATTTTGAATGGCCGGTAGACAAGAACCTCGCTCCCAAGCTGAACGCGACCAAAGACGGTCAGGATCTCACCCACAACTCCTCAACCCCCGCTAACAGCGACTTTGACAACTCGCAAGAGGACTACGCTGTGTTGTCCAACCGCGTGCAGTGGTTCCGTCGTCAGGCGTTGGTTGGCAAGTTGGCCCAGGACGTGCAGAATCAGGCTGGCATCAAGGACCATTTGGCCTACGCCACGACCAAGAACCTGCTCGCCCTCAAGCGCGACATGGAAGTCGCCTTCTGCGCTGACGAGCTTGCTGCCACCGCTACGGACGTGACCAGCTACACGGCTGAAGCCGTCACTGGTTCGGCCAGCGCAGCCAACCGGACTCGCGCACTCGGCAAGTGGATCAACTCCAGCAACAGCAATGTTGATTCCGATTTCCGCACTCCGTCTGCGAGCATTCACACTGGCACGGTTGCTAGCCTCACTGAGGACGAAGTGAACGGCGTCATTGAGAGTGTCTACAACGAGACCGGTCAGCGCGGCACCATGACCCTGCTCTGCGGCACCAAGCTCAAGGGCCGGTTCAAGTCGTACTACCAGACTCAGCACGGCACCCAAAATGTTGCTGCATCCGTGCGGGTCTACAACGCTGACCTCGCCGACAAGAAGATCACCAACACGGTTGATGTTTATGAAGGCGACTTTGGCACCATCGAGTTGGTTCCGTCCCTGTGGGTTAACCACGGATACGGTGTGTCCGACCTGACCAGCCCGTTGAGCACGGACACTGGTTACCTGTTGGACATGGACCTCATCGAGCTGCGTTTCAACCAGCTCCCGCAGGTTCAGCCCTTGCCCGATCTCGGTGGCGGCAAGCGGTTCGCCGTTGACGCCATCGCTGGCCTTTGCGTGAAGAACCCGCTGGCTCTCGGCGCGTTCAAGTGCGCTCAGTCCTCCTAATCTGATCAACGCAGCGGGGAGTCGGTAATATGACCGGCTCCCCCTGCCTTTTGGGTGTGTCCACCTGTAGATTTTATGTTGCTTGACCTAGACCAGTTCACGGCTCGCCAAAAAGACGAGATCATCAAGGAGATCCGCACGGGTCACCAAATACAGATGACACAGGCCGAAATCGCGCAACGACGGCTGGCCAAGGAAAACAATACGCAGGTTTCAACGGACGTTGACGGCATCGGTCGTCACGTCGCGCAATTTGACGCCAACGGCTATTTCACGCTGATGCACGCGCACAAGGCCAAGGGCGACAAAGATTTTTACAAATGGGTGTTGGAGAATCACCCGGAGGTTCGCGTGAACGCGCAGTCTAGAAAAACCCAGGTAGGCTACCAGTGAACCTTGATTTCAGAACTGTTCTAAACGGAGTCGCTCAACTGAGCGGCTTTGATCGCGACAAGATTCCCGACTGGCTGTTCGCTCAGGTTCGCGATCTTTCAAATTTCCGGCTGGGCGTCATCTGGCGTGCGGCCTTGTGGCCTGATCTGCTCAGGCAATCTGAAATCAACGTGACCGGAGATGACACCGCTTACGATCCCTCTGGCGACTTTGTCGGCGCGTATACAGAAAAGCCGATGGGAACACAGGGCAAGCTGCTCGACGCTGTGGTTGAGCGCACGTTTGACAATTCGTTTTTGCGGCTGCCATCGGGTTACGACAAAAGCACCGTGCATGTTGTTGAGCGTGAAGTGTGCCCGGTCCTGACTGGAGATGTTTGGGTTTCGAGGCAGGGTGGTTACGCGCTCGACTCTCAGTCGTATCACCAAGGATTTTTTTACCGGGCGATCAGTGACGGAACGACGAATGATCCGTCCAACGATTCGGACTGGCAAAAAATACAGATTCCAGAGCGTTTCAGGAACTACCTGATCCGGTCCATTTACGCCGACACGCTGAAGGCTGATGGCCGCGACCAGCTTGCCAGCGTCGAAGAATCCAATGCCGAAGGTTTGATCGCCCTGGAGGCTCAATCTGTTTTCAACCGTCAGCCAGTGCGGCGACCAAAGGTCAGGACATACTAAATGGCAATCCGTGTAAAAGACTTACCCGACGCAACTGATTCCGAAATCAGCGGTAGCGATGAGATTGTCATCGACCGTTCAGCGGGAACAGCAAACGCAACTATCTCGCAGATCCGCACCTTTGTGCTGGCGAAGGATTCTTCTGATCTCGAAACCATTTCAGACGACCACGCAACTCGCATAGCGACTGTCGAGGGTCGGTTTACCACCGACAGCGTCAAGATCGACAACGCCTCCAGCGGTGCGATGGAAATTGAGAAGACATCGGGCCGGGTGTTGCCGCAGGGCGATATTACTGTTGGCATCAGTTCAACAGACGCAGCAGACGCGGTTGTGACGTTTACGGCTGTCGCGTCAGCAAGCTACAGCATACAGACCTTAGATGGCTCGACGTGGACTGAGGCCACGTTATTGGAAAACACGACGGCGGGTGCAAAAAACGTCACGGTCACAGGCGGCGTAGGCAAAGACATCCGGGTCAAGCAGACAGCGGGTGAGGGATCTGTCGTGGTCAACATCAAGGGTGCGGACGCGCTGGAGGTTGACGGACAGCCTGTCGCCTTTGAAAGAGTTGACGCACTGAAGGCCAACACTGATGGCACTCAGACTATTCCGGCGTTTAACCTCAACGACAGGGCTGGATGGCATTACGAAGAATCCAGCTTGAAGCTGTCTATTGGCAGCACTGAAGTGCTCCGTGTCGGAGCGAGCACCTACAACCCGCGCGTCAGTGCCATTTTTCAGTCGGACGTAACGTTTTCCGATAAGGCATTGTTCAGTGCGGGCTCATACGGGGCTCCAGGGATTGCGTTCACCGGAAAAACAGACACCGGTATCGTTCGCGACGGAGACGCCATCAAACTGTTTTCCACTGCGGCTGGCGAAACGGCCAATGGGGTTACGTCACAGCTCGCTTCGTTTTCTCCGACCGGACTCATTCTGAACAAGGATACCACTGTCGGAAACCTGACCGGAACGACAATTGACTCTGCGGAATACAAGACCTCAAAAGACGATTCCGGGTATACGTTTTACGACGGCGTCACAAAGAAGGCGGGACTGACATACTCAGAGTACGAGTTTTTTGGTCTTACGGTATCGAAAGTGGAGCTGGACGTAGCCGGTGAAAATTTCCTTTTCGAAAAGATTGGAGACCAAGGTCGATTGACCTGCGAGCTGGTAGCTGCTGACGCCATAGGAAAAAACACCTCCACTGGATTGTTTGCGGGAATCACGGCAAACAACGTAGACGTGAACACCCGCCTCCGCGTCATGGAGGATGGAGCCCTGACCGACATCACCAGCCGGATGATCACTTCAGCAGAGCGCACCAAGCTTGCTGCGATTGATCTCAACGAACTGGGCAGCGGCGACATGACCCAAGGGTTTGCGACCCTGCGTGTGACCACGGTAGACGGATCAACGCAGACCAACCTGACTGACATCGATGTCGATACGGACACCGACAAGCGTCTTACGTTGAAGCTCGATGTTGACGAGTTTTCTGCGACGACAAACAACACGACCAACACCATTGATCTGGGGCTGTCCAGCAAGGTCGTCACCGAGGACAACATTTCCAGCAAGCTGCCGTCCAACGTTCTCACGACGAGCAGTGACATCGACATCGACCGCCTGCCAGCCGCTGTGCTGACAACAAGCGACACCATTGATGCCGATCAGATTCAAGGACGTGCGGTCGCCAGCACGGCACCAAACGCTGATGAGGTGCTGGCATGGAACGGTTCCGCATGGGCACCGGCTGCCACGAATGTTGACAACAGTTCGGGCATTCGCCTGCCTGCGAGTTCCACTGGCAACACTGCCATCCCGGCGTTGCGATTCGGTGCCGAGGCAACAAATGCCGAATACGGGCTGACCCGCACCAGCTCGGAGGGGTTGGTTCTTGTCAGCAACAACGTCAAGGTGATGACCACCAAGGACGATCTTCCGACATTCCCGAAGGAAGTTCGTGTTCGCAACTACTCTGCCGACAGCCTGAGTTTGCGGTCGATGGACTCCAATGACACGGGCATTGGTCTCGACTCAAACAACATCGCACTCCGAGTAGACAACATCACCAATTTGCGGGTGACTAAAGAAAACCTTGTGGTTGGTGGGGGCATTCGCAGACGCACGCGGGTCATTGTCCAAGCCGACAACCAAGTTGCCAGCTTTGGTCCAAACGACAATGTTTTCATCGTCAAGTCAAACGGATACGTTCGGTTGCCCAACCCCGCAGGCCAGCAGGGTTTGGAGTGTGTGATCATCACCACGACGGACACTTCTTCGCTGACGGTCTGGGGATACGATAAGTTTACGCAGCCAATTGACGGCTACAGGCAGGTTGTCATGGGGCCGCAAGAAAGCCTGACGGTGATTACTGATGGTTACGCATGGTATTCCGTAGGCAAGAAATCTGCGACCGGCTCGACTGGATCAGGGGGCGGAACAACATCAAACGTTGGAACGCCCGCAGGGCGTTGGAATATAGCATTGGGGAACAGGGGAAGCGCACCAACAAGCCAGACGGATGCATTTCCGATAGGCAGCAGCAACGATGTTTGGAACTCGACCGGATCAACTCCTAATTACCTCGCTGCCACCAAAAAGGCAGACGGAACTAATTCCAATATCGTTTTTCGCGCGTCAGGTCTGGGCAACTGGGCTGTTGTAGGTGGCAGTTACCCCTCTGACATAATGGGTTACTACCTGTATGGGGGAGGGAGCGCGTCGTCCGTGAAACTAGAGAACGTAGATGCTGGCACCTACGATATCTATGTCTACGGCTCGGTGTTCCCAAACTCGCAATACTCAGCCGCGGCTATCGACAACCACTCGCTAACCCACAACGTTTACGTCAACAGCAGCACATCCACAATCGCGGCTACCTTGTTGGCAAATTCAACCACGTCAAAATTCAGTGCTGCGTTTAACGAAGAGGGACAGCACTACGACAAGGTCCAAGTGACTCACAGTGGAGGCGACATCATCATCTCACCCAAATATCGCGCAGGAGTCACACCAGTAATCAACGCAATAACCCTACAGCTAGTTTAAACATGCCAAACGTCGTAGCAAAATTTGTCGATTCAGCAGGCCAACCGTTGAGCGGTTTGCCCGTTGAAATTTCCCCACGATATAGCATCACCGTCAAAAGCAACGGCGATGTTGTTGTTCCAATTCGCAAAACCGAGGTCACTGACGACAGTGGCAATATGACCACGTCATTGGAGGCTGGTGATTATGCGCTGGAACTTGGTGGCGTCGTATTGAAGGCCGCTATTCCCGACCAAGAAACGACGGTCAACCTGTCTGACGAGGGGACCATTACAAACGCAACCTATTGATGGCAACAGTAGCCGTAGTCCTGTTGTGTCACGCTGACTATCTACCCCTCGTCCATGAGGCGGTCGATAGCATCAACGGGCAGCAGGGTGCGGAATGGGCGCAAAAATTCCTTGTCCTGGACGGTTGCGATTACAATCCCGGCAGCGGCTGGGATGTGATCAGGGGTGAATGGGGTAACCCGAATCCTGGCCGAAACGCCGCGCTCGATCAGCTTAACACCGACTGGGTGGTCTACTGGGACGCAGACAATGTCATGGTAGACAACTACCTGACCACCGGATTGCGAGCCATCGATGGCCTCGACCACTCAGTCGGCTTCCTTTACCCGACGCTCAATTACGTCAACACCAATCACACGACCAATCGCATCATTGTCCCACCGGCATGGGATCGATACGACAGCCGGGCGCGGGCGTGCTACGACACCAGTTCGTTCTGGCGCGTGACCGCTCTGGCCAGCGTGCGGTGGAACGAGAGCCAGCACAGGTTTGACGACTGGTCTGTTGTTCATCGACTGAGTGCCCAGGGTTGGCGGGGCCAGAAACTGCTCAACTGGACTAACATGCGGATGCATCAGGTGGCACCCCGCCGGTCCATGAACAACAGCAACAACCGGGACAGTGACAGCCTGTGGCAGTTTCAATCCTTTGCGTTCTGCACGTTGTTCTCCAGGCCCGCACTGATGGACGAATATTTTTCCGCACTGCGGATGATCGACAAGCCACAAAACCGATCTTTCCACGCGCTGATCAACACGCCCGAAATCGCAAGCGAGTACGTCGTCAAGCGTGCCGGTGACGCTGGCTTTGACGACGTGACGGTCAAGCGGGTGGGCGGCTGTCCGTCCGAGCGTTTCAGTGATGACCGCAGTGCCCGCCTGTGCGACATGACAAACAGGCTGCTGGTCAACACCACGGAAGATTTTCTGGTAACCATTGACGACGACTGCATAGCCACCCGAGGAGACACGCTCACGCAACTGCATCGGCAGATCAAACCGCGCGGCGGATACGGTGCGGCTGGTGCCGGATACACGTCCCGTCGATCACCCGGCAATATTGTCGCAAGCTCATCGTCAACCCGGTGGGTGCCGGTTGGCGAAGGCTACAGCGGAGACGTGCAGGCAGTCGGCAACGGGTGGACGCTTTGGTGGAGACCGGCAATCCAACACGCGTTTCCTCTGGTGGGCAACGGTTACGGTCCCGACTGGGAACTGAGCCGCGCGACACTGAAACAAGGGTATAAAATTCACGTTCAAAACCTGGGCGTCGATCACAGGGAGGCGTAATGGAATTGGTGGATCATTTAAAAGACGAACTTTCGAGCATCCGTGCGGAAATACGCGACATAAACAGCACGATTTCGCGTTACATGTCGGAGCAGTCAGGGGCGGTCAGCAAGCTGACGGAAAAGGCATTGACTGCTGAGAAAAACGTCACGGCTTTGTGGGACACGGTCAACACGCTGGACAAACGATGTGACGCGCTGAACTCGCAGATCCAAAGCATTGAGGGTCGGCACATGGGCGCAGGCAAAATCATCTCAATCATTTTCGCGGCGTGCGGTGCCGTAGCCGCAGTCGTCGCTTTGTTGAAGTAAACCAAAAACGTTTTATGAAAAGCTGGAAAACCACAGTCGCAGGGATCGCAGCAGCTGTTGCTGCCATTGCATCCGCCGTTCACGCGCAATTTGACGCCAACCCGGAAACTCAGCCTGAGTGGGGGCTGGTCATCGCCGCTGTGACGGCTGCGTTCGGATTGCTGAAGGCCAAGGATGACGACAAAAAGGAATGATCGGTGAAATCATTGCCGCCATACTCAGAGCAATTTTTGGAGAAGTTCGCGAGCGAAGTGAGAAGCCAACTGTTGCTGTGGATAGTCCCGGCAACAGCCCTGTTTCTCGCCGCACTCTGTCTGAGCGGGTGCGCGAATGGCAGGCGCGTCGTCATCATCGATCCGAGCAAAAAAGACGAGGTGTTGAGGGCAGGGCCGAACATTAAGGGGCGGGTGTATTTCTGGAACGGCGACTCATGGGAGTTGTCGCGCGGTCGGGTTGAAATCCCCGAGGGGCTGTACATACACAAGCTGACTGACGAATGATACAGGACGGAGACAACGGGTTTACTGGCGTAAACATGAGGCAGACACCTGGGCTATTGCCACCAGGTGTTGTGTCGTATGCAGAGATCGGTAGAGCGTCGT